CGGGTCGGCTCGCAGTCCAGCAGCCAATCGAGGTCCGGGCTGTAGATTGTGGTCCCGTCGTTCGAGATTTCCCACCGCTTGAGGGTGTCGTTGTAGCGGATGTACGGGAGCGTGACCGGGTTGCCGGTGTCGGCCTCCAGGTACTTGTGCCCGGCCGTCCCGACGCCGATGGAGAAGTTGCCCGAGGAGGTGCCCCGGAGCTTCTTGAACACACTCATGTCCGTGTCCCTCTCGGGTCACGCGACCATGTGGTCGCGTGTCACGTCATGGGGTTGGCGCAGCTACTAGGCGAACGGGGTGACGTACTCGACGAGGCAGGTGCCCACGCCCGCGAGCACCGCACCACCAGCCGCGAACGTCAGGCGCACCGGGCCGCCCTGCGCGGCCGGGACCGTGATCTCGTCCACCACGTCGTACTGGTTGATGCGCTTGATGTTGTTGTCGGTGGTGAGCTGGACGCTGGTGTCCACCGCCGGGCCGTCCACCTCGACCAGCAGCGTCGGAACCGCACCGGGAGTGAAGGCCGTGGTCACCTTGACGATGCTGCGGATGATCTTCGCGCCCGACGGGATGCTCGTCGTCGAGGACTTGGTGCCCGGGAAGTCGGCGAAGCCGAAACCGACCTCGATGGCCTGCACGATGCCGGTGGCCGTCGCTGCGCCGTCGCCCTTGAGGGTCCAGTTCCACGGCGCCGCCGACGCCTCGGCGAGGTACAGGCCGTCGGCGATCATGCTGACCGTGCCCGTGATGGCGTTCCGGGGCGAGCACGTCATCATGTGGTACATCGGGATCAGGATGAGGGCCACGCCGTCGTCGAGGTAGATGTCGCCCGCCGCGTAGCCGCCACCGGAGGTGTGGCAGAGGCCGTACTTGCCGGTGTTCGTGCCCGGAGCCGGGACGGGGCCGCCGCCGTTGAAGGCCCACTCGATGTCAACCACGCGCTCCTTGAGATCGAGGTAGGTCGCGGCGTGAACGTCCTGGTTGGCCCCCTGCGGGCGCGCGACGATGGCGTTGTTCCGCACCGTGCCGTCGTAGTTGACCATCTCCACGCCGTCGGCGTGGTCCTTGATGCCGTGGTTCGTCGTGTCGATGCCGAGGACGAACAGGTCGCCGATGATGCCCTTGATCTTCTTGAAGACCGACATGGCTCCTCCGTTAGTTCAGGTACACGATCACGCGCCCCGTCCCGGTGGTCGGTGGCAGCCCAGGCGCGATGAGGGTGAGGTAAACATCCGTGTCGGCAGCATACACCAACTCGGGGGTGACTTGGTAGACATCGGGGATCGAGGGATTGCTGTCCGTCCCCAGCATCAGCTCGGCGGGGGCCAGCAGGCGCCCCACCTCCAGCGACACCGGCTGGTCGAATCCGGTGAAGATGATCATGGACACCCGCTCCGCCAAACTCCCCGCCTTGACCGTCCCGACCAGCTTGGGGCTCGTCGGCACATCAGCCCAAGAGAAGTCCAACATCAGGTGCTGGCCGGTGCCGACCGCAGCGGTCAGCTCCTCCAGGCTGAGCACCCCGGCTGCCCCGAAGTCGTCCTTCCAGATGCCGGGGTTGTCCCGGTGGATGATGCGCTTGATCTGCGAGAGAATGTACTCTTGGTACTCCTCCTGGGTGAGCGACAGCCCTTCCGCCGTCAGGATCTGAGTAGCGGGCTTCTGGTCGTCGTAGAGGTCAGCCCGCCGGATGACCTCGTAGCGAATCTTCGACTCTGCCACGTACGCCTCGCTGGCCCGAAGTCTATCACACCGTAGGTTCAGTCGAAACGGTGACCGTGCCCTTGGTGAGGATGTGGCTGGTGTCCACGATGACGTTCCCGTTGGCATCGAGGAAGCCGGACGGGGTCGTGCCCGTGACGGACACGTTGAGGAAGGCGATGCCCGCCACGTTGGTCCGCACCGCGTCGTAGACCTTCGACACGTACAGCGACTCGCCGAACTTCCGGTCGCGCAGGAGGCCGTCCACCACCGTCCGCACGTTGCTCTCGACCACCGACAGGGCGAAGCCGGGGAGCACCCCCACCCGCAGCAGGAGGTCGGCGTAGACCAAGAAGTTGATGCCCGAGGTCACCTCGACGGTCTGGGTCACCTCCTTGCGCTGGTCCAAGAAGGCTTGGAGGGAGGCGAGGAGGCCGTTGGTGGGGGCGGTGAAGAAGCCGTCGGGGCGCTTGACGAGGATCGGCACCGAGATGAGGTTGGCCTTGCAGTCGGCGGAGAGGAAGCGGTCGACGTGGTCGAAGATCGCCTGGAGATCGGTTGCCACCGCCGGGGCCACGTCGATGGCGGCCTTGGTGATGTCGTCGAAGTCCAGCCACAGGCCGGTCTTGGGGGTGGTGGTGTTGTCGCCGACGTTGAGGACGATGACCGCGCGGCTGTTGTAGAGGGCCAAGAGGTCACCCTCCCCCAGGGAGCGCCCGGCCGCCAGCATCTTGTTGCGGGTCGTCCCGAGGGTCGCAATCTCCAGGTCGGCGCGGGCCGCCAAGGAGGAGGCGGAGGTGGTGACGGTGCTGGTCTTGGCCGTCATCAGGTCGAGCTGGTTCTTCCACGCCGACTTGGTGGCGGGGAGCAGGCCGTCCGCGCCGGCGTCGGGAACCGCCGTGATGAGGGCCTTCAGGCCCGGTACGGGGTCGAGCAGGGCGGCGCTGATCAGCGTGGTGATGTCGTTCGTGTCGACCTGGATCTCCGTCGCGTAGTTCTTCATCGCGTGCGCGTCGGCGATGACCGACACCGCGTCACTGTCCGCCCCCGAGGTCTGCGTCGCCAGGTCGTTCAGCGTGGTCGAGATGTCCGTCAGCTCCGACTCGATGGCCGGGAGCCGGACGGTCGTGCCGTCGGTCACCGCCGCCGTCACGCCGGGGACGATGCTGTCCACCAAGCTCTGGACGGCCGCGATGAGGTTCACCAGCGCGATGTCCGTGGCTGCCGACTTCGAGGAGATGGCCTGGGCCACCGCGACCTTCCCGAACAGCGGGTCAGCGTAGCTCCCCGCCAGCGCCTCGTAGTCCTCCCGGGTGATGGCGACCTTGCGAGTCTTGTAGACGCGGGTGGCGTAGACCTTGGCGTGCTCCAGCGACTCCATATCGTCGCCGCCGGCGGCCCCGTAGACGTTGTTGACCACCAGCGGCACGTTCTGGAAGGCGATCACCAGCGGGGTGACGACATCGGTGATGGTGCCCGCCGTGGCCTGCCCCGCCTTGCCCACCGAAGCCACGTAGGTCAGCACGATGGAGGCCCCGGCCGCCGGGATGTTCCCCGCCACCCCATCGCCGAAGCGGAAGGTCGGGGGGTCGTCGGTGGGGGACACCTCGAACTGGTTGATGGCCTCGTAGGTGATGAACTCGTTCTCCAGCCACGGAGCGCCGTTGACGGTCATCTGGATGGTGCCGTCGACGATGAAGCGGTCGGCAGGCACGCTGCTGATCTCGAACGCCTGGTTGGCGGTGCCGTCGGACACGAAGGACTCGGTGATGGTCGTGCCCTCGTAGCACGACACCGACTTGGTGCCCGCCACGTTGTAGGTGAGGTTCTGCGCCACCTCGAAGATGAGATCGCCGGGGCCCTTGAACTGGAACAGCTTCTGGAGGACGAAGGGGTAGGGGGCCCCGGTCGGAGCGGTCACGTCGAGATCGACCGAGGAGGCGACGGCCCCCCGGATGCGGTAGCCGAGCTGGCGGCACAGCCGGGTGACGGCCTTGCGGCTGCGGGCGGTCTGGAGGTAGGTGTCGGTGACGCGGCGGTCGAGGTAGAAGCTGAGCGTGTCCAGCCCGTAGGCCACCGTGTCGAGCAGCATGATGCCGGTGGCGGAGGCGGCGAAGTCGTTGTAGGTGGCCGCGAACTTGATCTGGATCTCCGCGCGGAGGTCGTCCTCGTGGGTGTCGAAGTCGAGTCCGGCGTACTTGGCGCGCGTGAGGATGGCGAGGGCGGTGTCAGCCATGTCGATCTCCTACGGGAGAGGAACCGCGACCGCGAGCTTGGCCTGCGCCCCCAGCGACGGGATGACGTAGCCGACGGTGACGATGGCCTCGGTGTCTTGGCGGTCGACCTGAACGTCGGTGACGATGACGCGGGGCTCGAACTGGCCGATGGCAAGGCGGACAGAGCGTTGCATCGCCAGCGCGAACACGTCGTCGTTGTTGTCGAACACCATGTCGAACACGCCCGAGCCGAAGTTGGGGCGCATGACCCGCTCTCCCCGAGGGGAGAGGATGATGCGGATGAGCGACTGCTGGATCAACGCCTCATCGACCACCGTGTCGGGGAACGCGATGTTGCCCTTGTGGAAGGGGAACGCGATGCCTTTGAACAGGGCCATGAGGTCACCCTAGCTTATCCAACGGGCACGGGGGCGGAAAGGCCGGAAGTGCTGGGAGCGTGGGAATCGGGGGGATCGGCAGCGCCAGCGGCGGGATGGCGGGCAGGGCCGGGATGGGCAGCGTCGGGAGGGGGCACGGCAGCGGCGGAATCGGCACCGCCGGCACCGCCGGGATGGGCGGGATGGGCAGCGGCGGAACCGCTGGCACCGGCGGAGCCGGGGGCACCGGGAGCGGCATCAGCCCCGCCTCGTACGACCACGTGGTCGCATCATGCGAGCTTCACCCGCTGCGACAGGATGGTCGGCGGCGGTGTGGGGGGCGGAGCGGCCGGGGGCGACGACGGACCTGCCGGGGTCGGGTGGGTGTGGGTCGCCAGCCAGACGATCAACTGCCCCAGCCAGGTCATCAGATCCCGACCGCGCACCGCCGGACTGTCCGCCCCATCCGCCAGGAAAACTCCACCCACCTTCGCGTTGAAGCTCGCCCCCGTGACTGTCCCACCCTGCATGGCGACCATCGTGACGTTCTTGCTCCCGACCGCTACCGAGGAGCCGTCCTTCGCCAAGAGGGTGATGTTGGCCGGACCCAGCGTCACCGAACTGCCCCCGGAGTCCACCACCTTGATCTGGTTGTTCGCCGCGTCGAGATGCACCAGCGACCCGTTCTGGTTCGCCAGCATCACGTCGCCGTTGGCCTCGAACACGAGGTAGCTGTGCTTCCCAGCCTTGCGGTTGGCCGACTTGCTCTCCGCCGTCAGCGCCGCATCCGCCGGGTCCGGCTTGTGCCACACCAGCCGGACAGCTTCCTGCCCCGGCTCGTCCACGAACTGGAACACGTGGCCCATCCGGGTCACGAACCCCCGCCGCTGTGGCTTCTTGTTGCTGTACTTGAACTCCGCCGGGGCCTCGGCCTTCTTGGTCTTCTCGTCGTAGCCGTACCACCCACCGTAGTACACCCCGGGGACGCTGGGGTCGCCGAACAGGAACGTCACCCACACCGAGTCCCCGACCTCGGGCGGGAAGAAGCTCCCCCGGTCGGCCCCGGCCCCGTCCTCCGACGGCCCCACCCAGCGGTCGGGAAAGGCCCCCTGCTTGTGCCCCACCTGGGGCACCATCACCTGGATGCGCCCCCGACTCTCGGGGTCATCGTTCCGCATCACCTCGCCCCGGTAGAGGCTGTAGAACCGGCCGAACCGCTCCAGCCCGAAGCGCACCACGGTTTCGATGAAGGCGGCGAGGTCCATCTACTGCGCCTTGGGCGTCGCCGTGACCGTGCCGGCCTGCTCCGCCGTCTTCGCCGGCTGGGCGTTGACCTTGCCCTGCGCCGGCACGACCTGCTGATAGATGCGCTGCGTGTTGGAAACGCACTTGAACTTCGTCGACGCCCCGCTCCCGCTCCACGTGTGGGTTACCTCCGTGGTCACGTAGGTTCCCTTCAAGCGGGCACTGAGTCCATCCACGTCAATCACCTGCAAGGGCATCAGGTCGGGACACCCCAGCGTCTCGATCTCCAACTCGATGCCCATGAGCGACTGCTCGCGCGCGAACTCGTTGTCGACCATCTTTTTGAGCTGCGGGGCCGTCGAGTCCACCGACGCTACCGGCAGCTTCGTCCCCTCGTCGGGGTCGCCGATATTGCCCCCATCCTCCTCGTGCCTCGCTGCCGCCTTGGCTGTGGACGCCAAGCGCGCGGGCTTCTGCGTCTTGTCGGTGACCAGCTTCTTGTCCACCTTCCGCGTGCGCTCGTCGATCTGCGTCGCGACCCAGCCCACACTCGCCCCCGGCAAGTACACCGCCGTCGTCGGCGTGGAGGCCGACAGGATGGGGTAGATGTTCGCCATCGGACCCAACTGCCCCTGCGCGTAGTCGTAGAACTGGAACTTCTTCACCGACTGCTGCGCCAGCGCCTCCTCACGGGACACGATCTTCATCACGTCCCGTCCGTTCCGCACCTCGCCGGTGAACAGCGCCCAGCACTGGCACTCGCAGATCAGGGACCACGCCGCGAACCAATCCGTCCGCATCCCCTGGTTGTAGTCGATGGGGTCGTCGGTCAGGAGCTTGTAGGCGTTCGACGTGCTCGGCACCCCCGAGATGTCCACCTCGATGTTCCGCTTCATCTTCTGGTCCCAGTTGCCTTGGAGCAGCCGCTGGATGATGCCGTGGCGCGAGTCCTTAGTCGTGAGGCCGTCCTGCTTCGTGTCAGCGTCCAGCGCCCCCATCCCTTGGGCGTTGAGAGTGATCTCGATGTTCTCCCCCATGCTGACCTCGGTGCTCTGCACCGCCCCAGTGAAGACCGCCGACAACACCGGCCCCTGCCCCGTCCCACTGGAGTACCCGAACTGCACCTCCAAGGTGTTGATGCCCCACTCCGCCAGCTCGCTGTCCATGAAGGAGATGCCCTCCCGATAGGGGGGCGTCAGCTTGGCCTTGATGATGGGGATGAAGCCCTGTTGCAACGTCACCGACAGCTCCGCCAGGAACGACAACGCGATCTCCGCCGCCTTGGCGTCCTTGATCGTCGTCTTCAACTGCTGCTTCTCCGTCCACAACGGGTAGCGTTGCTTGCCGCGCGTGATCAGCGTCGCGCCGAAGAAGGGCCCGGAGAAGTCGTAGTTGCTGCTCGCCGCCATCAGGTCTTCGCCTTGGAGAACAGCACCTGCGTCACGTAGGTCGGCGACGGAAGGCGGAGCTTCCGCCCCAAGTACACCTCAGTCGGCACCAACTCCAAGCCGTTCGCCACCGCGATGACCCACCACAACGTGGGATCACCGTAGGTGTCGTACGCAATCTTGTCGAGGCGGTCGTTCGTCCCCACCGTGTAGGTCAGGTCGTCATCGTGGGTCGGGATGACCGGCAGGTCGAGGATGTCCCAGCACTCCACCCCCTCCAGCAGCAGGAGTTCCCCGAACCGCAACCGACTGTTGGCCGACAGGCTGATCGTCATGGTTCACCTAGTAGGCGGCCGAGGGCGTGCCCCTGACCCGCGCGCGCTTCTCCAACTCCTTCTGGGCCTTACCTGTTGCCCCACCACCCGCCCCCTTGCCCGTGCCCCCACCGCTGCTCGCCAGCGCCGCGCGCAACCCCGCCATCTCCTCGCGGAAGATCATCTTGTACTCGATCCACCACTTGGGCTCGTGGACCGCGTCGTAGAGATCGCGCATCCCAGCGTCACGCCCCAGCGCCTCCGAGGGCTTCTTCGCCTCCGGGGCGGACTCGGCCTTCCTGACCTCCAGCTTCGCCTTATCGAGGGCCTGGGTCGTCTTCAGCAGCGCGTCCATCTTGGCGAAGATGCCGCTCATGTCCTTGGCGATGGCGTCCGTCGCGGTCGCCGTGTCGCGCAGCATCTCGATCCACATCGCCCGGAACCGCTTGACGATGGTGTCCGTCATCTTCTCGAACTTCTTGATCTCCTCGCTGGCGAACCTGTCCGTCTGCGTCGTCAGCATCTTGAAGGCTTCGGTGAACGAGTTGACCAGCGCCCGCACCACCGCTTCGTAGAGCGCCTTCTCCATGAACGCCGTGATAGCTGTCGTCGCCGACTGCACCTTCTTCACGGTTTCGTCCATGTCGGCCCCGACCACCGTGTTGACCGACTGCCCGAAGATGCGCTTCACCGTGCCCCAGATGGCCTCGAAGCCGCCCACGATCTTGTCCTTGGCCTCGGTGAACTTCCCGGTGATCGACTCCCACACCCCCAGCACCGCGCTCTTGATGTTCTCCCAGATGCCGAGGAGGATGGTCTTGGCCCCCTCCCACACCGGCTTGATGACCTCCCACGCCGCCAGCGCCTTGCCGGAGATCCAGTCCCACAGCTCCCCCGCCAGCTTCTTGATGCTATCCCACGTCTCGGTGAAGAACAGCTTGGCTCCTTCCCAGATGTCCTTCATGTGCTCCCAGACCACCCCGAGATGCTCGGCGAGGAAGTTCCACACCGCCTCGGCCGTGGTCTTGATCAGCTCCCACACTGGCTTGATGATGTTCTCCCAAGTGAACTCGATGACCGCCCCGATCACCTTCCACGCGGCCTTGCCGACGGTGGCGATGACGCTGAAGACCGCCGTGACCACCTTCTTCATCACCCCGAAGAT